TGTTTATTTCTTTTGCTAACACTAGCTTTGCTTTGGTGTGCTTTCTCTAGCACTTCTAATATATTAACAGCTTTTGACATTTTATTTTCCTTTCGTCTTTCTAGTTAATTATCCCTTTATATCCCATGTTATTCTACTTGTCAAATCTTTTTTTATTTTTTTTTTTGGCACAGGAGTAACTCAGCTGGGACGTGCTCCTGAATCTACTATACTAGGGACACGACCCGCATCCGCAATGGAATGGAGATGCATAGCTACGGAGTCCATGGCACTGTTGTCCAGTCTAGCTTCCCAACCAGAGTTACCACAGTGGTTACCAGCAGCAGCGTTGCTGCAGCTACCTGCTGCGGGAGCAGCACCAGGAACACGATGTAAATAAACAATGCAGAGACTAAGTAATGGAGCATTGCACCATCTCCTGCATCTGAGACCAAGCTTCAGCGTCCTGGGCCACCTGAACGGATGCACCGTCACCCCAGTCCAGGTACCAGTATTCTAGGCGATGGATCTCGCGGTGCTCGTTCACGTATGCGCGCAGCTCGTCGCTGGGCCCGCCCCAGGAGAACTGCCAACGCCAGTATCCCTCCAATTGGTCATTGAATGTATGCGGTTCGACGTAGTCGAATCCGAGACCTTCAAACTCTGGATCTTTCAAGTCTTCTTGCCTCTGCTGCCACTGTTCGTGGACCAGCTCCTGACAACTCTTTTCTTTCTCTACTGCACTCATGTTATTCCTTTCTAATGTAGAGGCAGTTGGCTGGTTAGGCCAACACCATTGCCTCTGTTGCCTCTAGGGTAAACCCCTGTGACGTGTGGCCGTTTGCAAAACTTCTAAACGGATTCGGTAGCCACATGTATCTATATAGTCCCATCTTATTAGATAGTCAAGAACTTTCATCCCAGAGATGTAAAAAAAATTACCTAGCTTCATCCAACCACAGTTCCCACGGCAGATGACGCTCCTGAGTCCTGTAACTACTATACTACCAGAGCTACACGGGTCGCCAATGGAGAATGGAGATGCGGGAAGAACTTCCCTGGCTGCACGTGCCGTGGACCAGGATCTACTATTATGCGGAATAGGGCAGGTTTCTTCAATGGAGATGGAGAGGCATCAGCGTCTGCTGCGGGGGACGCTACGGATTCATCGTGTAACTACGCAGCTTGGCGGGCTTCGGCAATGGAGAATGCAGAAGGATCTGGGACACCTGCTGCCAGGATGCGGAACCAGGGCTCATGTCTACTGTCCAGTGATGCGGGGGAAGGTTGGCAATGGAGCCAATGGAAGGGGCAACGATTCCCGAAAAGATATACAGTAAGCTTTGAGGGAAGGTCGTTGCCATAATGAAGTTCCTACCGCCTTGTAAACTATGGCTATAATTCCACGATTTTTGAAAAGGCGAGAGAACAATCTTATTACTGCGAATTACTTTCAACTCCACCCAAACCGAGATACCAGCAGAGATCCCGTAGCAATCTGGTATACCTTGTCCAATACGATTTTCTAGTCTAGTCCAATGGATGTCTGTTAGATTTTCCTTTACCTGTTTCCAAAATTTACTCTCTGGTTTCACGAAAATATTAGCTTCAACAAGAACACAAAACCAAGAATTATGAAGAACACTTTATTCCCCATGAAAGCAAATAAGGTAAAGAAAAAGGCAGTCCAACTCCACCCACATTCAAGAGCAGGTTTGCCTGGCAGTTCATCAACAGGGATAGCTTGCTTTCTCATGGACACCTCTTCATCAGTTCTACCATCTGATTATAATACAACAACCTAAACTCAAAGTCCTCAGCAGTCAGCGCTGCACGCCTCAAGTTTTCTACTCTACGCCAAAACAAATCATCTGTCATAGGTAATGCAGTATACTCGTACAAGTCTGGTCTAACTATCACGAGCATGTTGTTCCTCCTCACTCCACTTCTCAATGATTTGTTCATTCGTTGAATCATCAATATAATAAACCCAACCATTTATCGTGACGTATAGACAGTCACCAGTTCTAACATCAATAATCATACTTTCTCCTTTTTAAGACTATATAGTCCCATTCTATTTTATAGTCAAGCTTTATTTTCTAATTCTTTTATTTCTTCAAACGTAGTTTCAATACTGTATTGTTTCTTCAAATCTTGAATCTTCTGTTCAACCTCATCTCTAGACATCGAATCGATTGTACCTGTAAGAATTTCTTTCTTATCGACATACAACCCAGCTATCTGTCCACGCCTGGTCTCAGCAGCTACGGCAGCATTCCAGTTCCCAGCTTCAGACGCTTTATCTCTAATGCGAGCTAATGTAGATAACGACCGCTCCTGAGTACACTTGTACCTGTCAGCAATAGCTCTTCTTTCAGACTCAATTGCTCCTGCAACCAATGGATACTTCTCAGGGTTTTGCAACTCAGACGCACGCACAACTGCAGAACCAGCTGCGAATCCTGCTTCAATTGCACATTGTCTAGCTGTTTTCAAACCTTCAGAATGCACAAGCAGTAAAATGAACTTACGTTGTTTGCCTGTTATTTTTGGATTGAACAGGTCATCAGAGAAAGCCTGTGGTACTACAATATCTTTATTATCTTCTTCCATAATGCATCATTTCAATAGATGTTTTGTTTAGTATAAAGCAATATATTAATAAAATCTAGGTTTTGCGAGTTATTTTTGTAAAAAGGTTACTTGTAATTGTATAAAAGTAACCTAGAAGTAACCTAAAAAGCTAGGAAATACAAGGGTTGTAACTTGGTTACCTAGGATACCTCTGTTTGAGATGAGTGTTACTTACTTTTACTTGAGAAGAAACATCTATACAAAAGCCACTTTATGCAAAAAACTTTGGATCTTCACGCACAACTTGTAATGCTTTGTATAATGCTTCTTTACCATCCGTAACAATTTGCTCCCATTCTTGGGGTGTATATGTCCTGTCATGCTTGGGATCAAAGAACTTTATGTGGTAGTTTTCGCAACTACCGCATTTATAAATTTTTCTTACGGGGCTGTCTGGAAGGGTGATGTACATACCTTTTTATCCTTTGTATTGGAAATAGTATCACATTGTCAGGTAACTTTTTCTTAAAATAGATGGAGTCCATAACTTTTATGGATTTAATTCTATTATATTGATTGGTCCGTGTTGCGAGGAGCGTGTCTAGTAATGCACGCTGTTTTAAAATCTCTTGGTCACTCATAAGCACCTTTCATTTGCCCCCGTATGACTCTTCGTCTTAACAGGGGCATTGATCTTGTGTGAAAAAAATTTCGACTAAATATAGTATAAAATAGTGCTTGACACAACTAAAAAGGGGGTTCTTCCCCCTTCTTAACATTAATTATAGGTTTACTCGGGATAAATTTTGTAGTTTTTAAACGATTCGGGGTCCAAGGGCGGTCCCCAATACCATGATGTGACATCATCCGAAACCCCTTCACTCCATGTTTGATAGTAGTGTTTACTTTGAACGAGTTCCCCTTGTGAGTCACAAACCTTACACTGTTCAATTGATGTCTCTGCTTCAAATGATAATCTGATATACCCATTCCCTTTACAATGACTGCATATAATCATAACGCCTCCACAATATCTTTTTTAATCGTTCCCATCTTACACGGGTTGCAACTTCTTTCCAAGTCCGTGGGTCGCGTACCGCTTTCTTCGATACTTTGACATACTCCCTCAGTAACCGAGTTCTAAGAGAATCCTTCTTAGCCATGATTCCTCCTTTCTCATTTCCAAATACATCCAGATACACATTTCCTTACTATAATACTCATGCTCTCTGGAACATTCATCAACGTACATACGGAAGGGTGAGTTCTTGGTCCATAACCAAACACACACCACCACCGTAGCACATATCACGCAGACTTTGGCCATCTAAAGTTATGACACCGAATGCAATACCAATTGTACACATGCTTTCCTTCTTGCGTGCACATCATATTATCTTTGGTGTATTCCTTACCGCAGTCATCACAACACTTCATTTCATACTTCCATTTAGGTTTAAATTTACGATATGATTTAAACTTCGGCATGAGTGTCATGCTGCCAACTTTCTTTTCTTTGCTTCTTGTTTTACTAAATAGGTTATTTGCATACCCGCAGACCGATCGTCCAGGGCAGCTAGTTTCTTCAATAATTTATAGGTTTCCATAGCAACGGCTACCGATTTAAATTTTTTTATGTTCATCCTGTTTCCTTAAATGGTTCATTGTGTACTAACAACTCTCGATCACCAAAATCAAGAGCAGGTTGCTCAGGGTCGTGAGCCGCGGACGGTGTAAAATTACGCCCTGCATTACGCGCAAGGTCCATCCACTTTCTACCCGCATCTAACCAAAACTCCGACATTTCTACGTCATTAATACTTTTGGCATCAGCAGCACGCACATAACATTCTTTCGCACGTGTTAATCGAAGACCTAATCTAAAACCTTCTTTAAATGTATCTTCGTAATCTTTTTTAAGTTTCATACTTTATCCTTTCTAAAAGTGAGTAGGGGGATTCTTTGACTACCCCCAACCTTTTCCCGTCCAGTCAACATTTCCTATGTTAACAAGTACTTCAGAACCAACCCTCACACCCTCAGTCATTTGACCATACCTTGTGAGAGCCGTGCCTTACAACCTGGAGACTGTTGTTCAGCCATACTCAGAAGATGTTGCACCATCTTCATTTAATATCGTATTTAATCTAATTTAATGGGACAGTCAAGAACTATTTTCAACAAACATATTTGACTCTAAGCACCATGTTTGAACGTATACAGGATTGATACCGACTTCTTCTGCTCTCTGATAGACATTGTTTTCCACAATGACACGGCGGTTTTCACACACCTCTTGATTAAAGTATAATTCTGCTTGATGTTTGACGGATGGCATACCAGGAATAGAAAACATTGAAACTAATAACCAAATCTTAATCACCTGCATCGCCCCAATTGTCACCGCATTCAACGTCGACTTTACTTGGGACTTCGAGTTGTACACAATTTTCCATAATGTCTTTAATCTTAGACTTATCTTTATCGCTTGCAACAGAAAAGTCTAACTCATCATGTACTTGGATGTGTGCATAGTATCCTTCTTTGGATAGTTCTAGCATCGCTTTTTTTGTTTGATCAGCAGCAGAACCTTGTATTAATCTATTAAGTGCTTTGTAGGTCCAGGCACGTTTAATCATATGTTCGCCGTATGTACGCTCCGCTTGTTCTAATGGTAACGCTTTCTTTCCCCATTCATTGGTTGGTTCCCACAAATCAAAACGGCAACGCCTACCTTCAAACGTAGAGAGATAACCCTTCTTCCCTGCTTTGTTCATGGTATCATTCATCAATTGCTTAACAAACGGTACACGTTCATTGTAAGCAGCAAGAAGTTCCGTGGCTGTCTCTTGAGTAACACCGAGCTGTGACATCAGTTTACCTTTACCCATACCGTAGAATAATCCTAAATTAATTGTTTTCGCTTGCTTACGAGGGATGTCAGCCATCTCCGATACCATGGTATGGAAGTCTGTTGTCATGTCCTCACGGTACGAATCAACAAACTTATCAGCACCTGTAAAGTTTTTTAAACTAGCATAATGCACAACTAAACGTGGTTCTTGTTGCGAGTAATCAAAGATACCCCACTCGTGGTCTTTCTCAGGAATAAAAATACTTCTGATCAGTGGGCCGAGGATGGCGTGCCGTGCAGGAATTTGCTGTAAATTAGGATTACTGTAACTGAACCTACCTGTTACCGTTCCTCCTTGGTCGGATCGCATCTGGTGTATCTCAGCATGAATCCGTCCGCGGTACGAATGCTTGGTGATACTTTCGATGAACGTGGTGCGCGCTTTATTGATTTCACGGCATTCCACAACCATTTGAGCAAGAGGGGAATCATGTGTCGCAAGAAAGTTCTTGTCAAACTTTGGTTGTCCCGTTGGAGTACGATCATATGACAATGAAAGACTATCGAACGCTTTTGCCACACTAGTGGCAGCCCAGACTTCGACATCCACTCCAGAAAGTTTTTTAATGGATCGTAAGATTTTATTTTCTTTAGCCAGTAAATCATTTTTAATTCTCTCCGCTTTATCTAAATCAACCCTAACACCTTTTTGTTTCATCTTAAATAAAACAGGAAATAGATCTGTTTCTAATTCAAAAATGTTGATTAAATTTTCTTCTTGTATCTTAATGCGTAAGTAATGCCATAGGCGTAGCGTTACAGCTGCGTCCTGTTCTGCATACTCTCCGACATGTGAGGCTGGAAGCTTCCATAGCTCTCCTTTCGGATCTAGACCCCACATTTTGGCAGCTTCGTAGAGTTGGGTTTCCGATTTCGATTCTTGTAGATAGTCTTTACTTAACGAGTTTAGATCGAAACGAAACCTGTTCTCATCTACTAAAGGTGCCGCGATAAGAGTGTCTATTATTTTACCTTTGATGTCAATACCCATTGTCGTTAACCAACCAACATCATAGAACGCATTATGAAAAATATAGTTGACAGACTCGTATGAACACTGCTTACGAAGCCAACGAGTAACTAACTCTTTATCCATGTTTGGCGGTGTGTCGTGAGCAATGGGGTAGTAACCACACCACCCTTCGACGGCGACGGCGATGCCCACAACTTCACCATGTTTACGAATATAACCTGGCCCTGTGTCTTTGATGCCAGGATCTTTTGTTTCTAAGTCAATAGCTATCTCGTCGTAACCAGATAGATCAGGGAAGGTATCAGGCATCACCCATTCACTAGGCATGCGATGAACTTTAGGGAACCAATTAGGTTGTTCTTTCATCTATTTCTCCAGCTATCGCAGCGTAAGCAGCTAAATCAACATAGCTATCTTTTTTATGTGCGTGTTTTAATCTGGCAATCTTTACAAGACCCATGCAG